ATCACTCATCAAATCATCGGCTAATATTGATAAATCTTGTGCCGAATAACCATCTGAATTATAGTCATACGTTGCCTCTAAGACCTGTGAACCCCCACGCTCAACAAAGAGAACGGATGATGCCAAGCGAATACCCTGGACAACACCAGACCCTTCGGTTGTTTCATTCACTAAGTCAACGCTTGACGGTGTAATGGGAGATGCGGCTGCCCTAAATACTCCACCGTTAGTTCCAACAAGCAATCCCTTGCCACTTATTAACCACCTAATGAGGTTGACTTTATTAGAACCAATAGTAAATGAAATGGCATGATTATCATTTACAACCCCATTGGCTGCGGTTGGGGTCATATTTAACGGATCATCCACCATGGACCCGCAAAATGTCTGCGGAGAGGTAGTTGCACCACCAAATATTAATCTTCCCTCGTGAAATACTACGCTTCTTGGAAATCCTCTAAGCGTTGACCAACGACCTTCCCTATACGGTTGCCCTGCACCAAATCCGCCCAATGTTGATAAAACAATTGCAGTAGCATGGGTAGAATCTGAAACTGTCAAAATTCTAACGTAGCCCCAGGTTGGCGTTGTTGAATAAAAAAGTCGAAAAAAAGCTCCAATATGTTTAGATGGAGTTGAGGTATCAAAGATTGGGGTTGATGCAACGAGGTTAATCGTGCCAGTAGTGCCACTCGGGTTAATGGTTGAACCGGCAGCCTGGGCAAAATATGGACCGTCTATAAATAGCGTGTTGTCAATGGTGGTAACGGACCATGTGGTATCGGAAGAACGGGTTATCTTCCTCGGCCAATAGTTAGGATGGGCAACGTAAAGATCATTGGAATCCTGCGCCCACTTCAATGCATCCAGTTCAGACTCTAACCATGGAGTATTAATTTCAACCGGATCATAAAGTTTACAAACTACATTATCAATGTTGGCCGGACCGTTTGATTTACGCAAAAACTGAATGTAAGTAAGGCCGGACCCGGATGCCCTCGAAATAAAAGTCACCTGCCTTTGCGTACCCGGAGTAACCAGGGCATCGTATAAAATTTCTGTTCCTCCCGCCGTTGTGCCAATTCTTAGGTAAACATTATCTGTAATAACATCAAACCGAAGAAGATATGTTTTGCCGTTCACCGTAGAAAAGGCTTGCCCCCTGGAACCGATACCGTCTGCCCCACCATCTAACTTCATTGTTCCGGTATCCCAGGCGGAAGTACCGGGAGAAACCGAATATTCGGTCCAACCGGTTAGGTCGGATGCAAAATCTCCATTAGTCACAATGTTGGAACCCGATTCAAGTCGAATCAACGCCCCATCCTTGTAGAACCGCATATACTGATCGCCAACCTCGATGATATATGCTTGCGTGACACCATAATCAAACGGAATAAGCCGACATTTTTTGTCTTGGTATTTCGGATAATCTACAAAATGAAAACCCGGCCTTCTCGTCACGCCACCCTGAACTAACGGCAACCAATTCTTAATCGTATCGGCAGCATTAAAATACCTTGCAAGGTCAATACGGCCCCGCATCCTCTTAGAAAAGACACCACTCGTAAAGTTCGTTTGGATGTACTTTGTAACGGGCATATTATCTCACTTCTAATAGATCGTCAGATGACATTTCCTCAACGGAACCTTCCATGGAATCAATGCTGCGAGCCTCCAACATCCTAAGTTGATACAAATCTTCCATGATTTTTGTAAACTGTGGATTCCCCGTTATTGGATACGCAATGGCCTGGGCTAATTGTATGGCGATAGCCATGACAAGCAAGGCATCAAAATCACCAGGATCGGTAATCCTTGCAATGTATTTCAGGGTCACACTTTCTTCATCGGTTACAAGTTTTCTGCCGATCACTTCCCATTGAACCGTTTTGTCATTATTAATAAGCAGCGCCCGCAAACAATATGGGCTGGCTGGCAATTGGTAGGTATAGGCGTAATCCGATTCGGTAATTGCACTATCCCCCGTTAAAATATTGAGGGATTGATATTTAATGGCGCATCTCCACGGATACGCCCTTAAAACGGAATCCCTAATCACAGGATAGAATCGTTTACATAGACGAGCCTTTTTCGAAGCATCATCAAATGACGTTATTGGTTCTTCGCCCAAAAGCAATAAGGCATCTGAACAGATTTCGACTTCGGATGACATTTTACATTCTCCTGAATTGTATGAAATTCCAAACGCACACACCGATCATAATAACTAACGGTGGAACCATGATGATTGGGGAAACGATGAATCCAAAAGCAATCGCAAGGACAGACCCAGGTATCTTGATCCAGTACCCGAATCTCTTAACGAGTGGATTAAGTTCAACACCACCATTCCTAAGAATCTGTTCGGTCAACAGAATGTCACCGACTTGAAACAAAACAAACAAAATAGCGAGAACGATTTTATACACCATAAATTCGCCTCGTTTTCTCAAAATAATTTTTTATTTCGGCTGCGGATAAGGCTCGGTTGAAAAGGAGGGCTTCTCCTATGTTGGCACGTCCAAAACTTCCCCATCCAGCTCCGCCGACATCAACAGCAGTAAATGATGTAGGCATAGCTCCTCCCGCAACAGTGTATGTTGGAGTAAATCCATACGTTCCATTAAAATATATAGACAATACTTTTGAGGATACTAAATAGGCTAATCCAAATAAATTCCATTGCGTTGGGGCTTTTACGATTGGCGTGCTGTTTGTAAAGAAAGCATTCTGATTCAAAAGCCCAAGAGTATCTATTCTTATACCATAAGCAGTTGGATCAACGCCACCTTTATCTATAGAAATACCATATGGATTAGCATCTCTCAAATTAAGATAACTATCGTAGTTGACGGTTGGCAAAAAGGGCCTTGCCCATAGTAAGATTGAAAAATCCGACACGTTGATAGTAGGAAGTGTTACCTTGTCATCCGTCCCATCAAAGTTCCATCCAATGCCCTCATAGCCTATGACTTCTTGGACGGAAACATCATCAATGTAGTATTCGGCGGCTACGGAGTTGGAGTAATTCTGATACCCTGAACCATAGGTTCCAGTAATGGTCTGGATGACAAATTCTTCATAATATTGCCAACTCCCTGTAGTCGTTAAACGTGTTTGCTTTATCCACTGAGAGCCATCTCCAAGCATGACCCCTGCATTGATTGAACCTGAGACAATCCAGTACCAGAAGCTATGCTTATACGTTTTGCCAGCAGTGGTATTGGCTCTATTGTAAAATCCACCATTATTAGTTGGAGTTGAATCATTGATGTGGCAGGAATAACTTCCGCTATGTTTCTGTACTCCACTCTGCTCAAAAATTGCTGGTGTCCCAATAACAGTGTTACCCGTAGGCGGATTTCCACTCTCCATTCCCCCATTCGACACCAACTCCACACCACCGGCTATCGGATAAACGGCTGGCTGTGCGCCCGTTATGGCCCCATGGTTGTTGTTGCCCGACATATCGTAAATTTTATTCACGTTCTTATCATAGGCATAGAACGGCAGCCACAATTTACACGATGGGTCTAAATCAAAACCCCTTTGTAATCGCATTGAAAAACCCCCAATTTTACTCGCAGCCAATGTCAATCGTTACGTCACCGGTATTACCTGAAACCCCACTCAATACAACCTTCACCTGTGATCCGCCGGTAATCTTTCTCGCCACTTGAAGATAGCAAGGCGGGTCTAACTGTGGATCAACGAGTGCCGCAATGGAATAGATGGTTTTTCCGTTTGCGTTGAGAATAGAGAAGGTTGTGGTAATGGCGTTTGTCCAATCTGGAATCCCGATAGTCACATCAAATATGGTGCTCTCACCTGAAACCGGAATAACTGCCTGTTTCGATGTATCGGATGCTCCAAAAGATAGAGTTACCCTTGGTAATTGCATTTTTTTCTCCTAATTAAAACACATAATCAACAGCCGTATATGGGGCTGTTGGCTTATAATATTTACAATGTCCAGTGGTCAAACCATTATCAATAAAACACGGAACCGAATTGACTTGAGGTACTCGCTGACCCGTACAACTATTGGCGCATTGGGCAGAGTAATCACTCTTTACATCAATTCTCACGGGTAAATAACCAGTAATTCCCTGAATTGTTCTGTGCAGATTGTGCAGACTATTCACATGAACAGACATTATCTTTTCTCCTGTCAAAAAATGAGGGGCGGAAAGGCAGTTTACGGCCACCGTTTAGCTGCTCCCACCTAACCGCCCCACGGTTAATTGTTTAGTCCACAACGTAAAACAGATGCAGCGTTACCTTATTTCCTGCAACTGCGGCAGCACCAGAGGTCGTAATGACCACAGGATACCCACCTGAGTCAATCCCAACGATGCCGACCACGCTTGCCGGGTCGGGTAATTGAACTGTAACGTTCGCAGCACCAATCACGCTGGCAGCACAAACCGCAACCGAATTGATTGCTACTGCTAACGCACCGGAAGCCACCATAGCCTGTGAATGAAGGAATCCACCAACGATCCTCGCTCCCTTGGGGAGCAAGGGGCCGGTAATGGTAGAACCAATATCCACATAGCCAGCCAGCCATGTATACTGCATCTTATAAAGCCGAATACGACCCCTTAATTCATCAGGCGAAAGCATCTGAATTGGAACCGCATCTGCCTTGACCTTCTCAACTGAACTTGCATTGATTGTAGCCATGAAAATCTCCTTCTATATTTTTGTAGCCCATAGGCATCCTACCCATCAGGGGTCAGTAGGATTTTAATTGTTATTAATCACCAGCGAGGCAAGGAATCTCGACAACCTTCTCGTCCTCGACTCGGGTAGCACCTAAGTCCATGCTGGCCCACACATAGACCGAAAAGTTTTTGTCGGCTCGTTTTGTAACCTCGGTCTTGATCTCCGTACCGATGGCAAGTCCTATGCCTGATTTTGCCCACGCATAAGCAGCACGATACGTTCCCGTAGTAACGAGAGGCAGACGTTCGACACGGATGAATTTGAATCCCACGAAAGTATCAATATCACCCTGAACGAGAGCCTTAATCACGTTAAAATCGGATGACGTAACCGTGGTATCGCTCAACAGGTTATCAATGGCCATGGAATGTGCCACGATAAACCGAGGATCGGCTGGATCAACCTCACCCTTATCCAGAACAACCTTTGCCTTTCTCAGTTTTGCAACTGTAAGGCTGGAAGGCGTTCCGTCCTGTGCCACCTTGTTACCGGAAAGAAAAGCTGCCGGTGTGCTGCCGTCTTTGCCAGCATAAGCATCAGAATAAAAAGCCTTGATGATTACGTCATCCTTGGCTCTTCCCAATGCCCAGGTAGCGTTCTGAACATATTTACTCTCAGGCCGAATCAACATCCTGACCTGATCGGGTTCGTCCACCATATCGCCCCAATCGTAAGGCTTTAATGAAACCCTTCGTCTGGAATGAGGGGTGTTGACCATCGGGCTATCGCCGTGTCGTGTGGTTCTTTCCTGTGCCGTGGTCGCTCCGATTCTCTCGAAGTATTGATTTTCTCCAACCACGCCAGGTTCCACTCTAACAGCACCTTCAAGTCGAGAACCCTGTTGCTGACTCAACATAATAATGTTGTCGCTGTACTGTTGCACGAAAGCAACGGTAATTTCAGTAGACATAGTAGTTCTCCTATGGTTTTTCGGTACT